GTTGTAACTCTGTAACACCAGCCAGTTGGTAGGCGTTACCCATTCCATGTGTTTGTTGTGGTCAGCATACACACCAGCCACGCTCTTGATGTAGTCCATCACCTGCTTGGCAGATGTAATCACATCAGCGATAGCATCCCATACATGCAGCGATAGGTAGTTAGATGGCTCAAACAAATCATCACCAAATATATTAGGCGTACCTGCATCTATCTTCTCTTGTATAGCTTCTTCAATGTACGTCCTACATGCGTGACGTGTACCTGAGTAGGGGACAATCATCACTGGACGCTTGGCTATCTTCCTGTCAATACCAAACTCAAGGCACTTACGTGCTAGTTCAGTATCATCTTCCTTCACCCTGCGTATAGTTTCTTCAGCTACCTGCGTGTAGATATCCTGAGGTAGGTCAGAAGCTATGAGGTTGGTAGCCTTACCACCCTTCTCATCTAGTAGAATAGCAGAGAGATGCTGTAGCCCATTGCATGAACCATCTGCTGCACAAGGTAAGCGTGTCTCAAATCCCCAACCATGCTTCATCAGACCTGACATCTCATAGCACCACGCTAGGAATTGAAAGGGCTTGTCTGCTTCCAGCCAGACCATGCACTCATAAGGGTTGGATACTACACGATGACACCACATTTCAGCGAAGTCCCATGCCCACTGTTCACGCTGGTCTAGTGTAACCTTGTCGTTACCATACAGGTTAGCACCATGTATGCACAACCATCGTGCATCATCCCAGTTATTGATAGGCATGGCATAGCTAAACTCTAGTAATGCCTTGCTCCAATCTGCTGACTGAGCAGAGAGGAACGTGCTGCTTGCGTACTTGCGAGAACGAAAGTCGTTCTGCCATACATAGTAGAACCTGTCGTACTTGCTGTACTGTTCTGCTATCTTGAGAGTACGCTCCACTTGCACACGTTTACTCATGCTGCGATTGTTTAAGGAGTAGATTTGGTTACGCTTGCGAGACCACGTGCGAAACACATCCCTCTCTTCCTCAGTCATTTCGTTAGGCTCTTTCTCAAAGGGGTATGGTGGTAGTGGTAAGTCATCACGTGCTGGTAACTTACCTACCTGATGTCCATTATCCCACAAGTTACGTGTAACTTCAAGAACCTTTTTATTTATACGCCACTCAGTACGCTGTAGTGTGTTAAGACACTGGTACTCTTGGCTTAAGTCTTGCTTACGCAATCTATTTAAGTGTGTCTTCAAACTCATCTACGCCTCACTATTGGTAGCTTGTTAATCTCATGCCCATGAAACCCACCACCTGTTACATCTGTCCAATCCTTTGGAACAATAACACATGGTAGAAATCTAGGTCTCATTGTCTCAGCAAAACTATTGAACGCATCAATCCATTCTATCGTGTCAGTCTCAGGTACTACATAGGTAGTCTTACTAGTACGCTTTACCTGCTGAGTATTCAGCCTGACTATACCTGTACTCTGAATGATTAGGTCAACCATCTTGAAACCTACATGGACACGTTCAGTCTGTAGCCATGTGTTCTCTTTGTACCCATCCTTGTTCATCTTGTGTGTCAGGCCAAAGCGTCTAGCACCATAGGCTTTCTTCATTGACTGCTTGATTGTGTTACGTGCTATGTCACCCTCATCTGCAATCCATCTGTCTAGTCTGTCTTGTATCTCAATAGCTGAACCAATGCTACGTGCTACGTGCAGTAGTGTATTCTTCCTACTGATACTGTCAACCAGTGTAACCAGACTGAGGTATGCTAGTTGCTCTGCTGAACAATCCTTTACTTTCTTCCACGCTATATCACGTGATACATTACTTGGATTATCTATCCACTCCTGTACTGCTACAGATAGGTCACTCACTAGCCTAGCTATGATAGTCCTACCATGCAGCGTGTGGCTTTCTCTTCCACTCTGTATTGATGCTTCACATTCCCTTCTAAATCTTTCAATACCACCTGTCATCATGTCAGATTCCAGTTGTATTTGGTGGTCAATCAGGTCTTGGTCTGTTTCTAAAGTTACATCCATGAGGAGACCCCCCCTTTCACATATACTATAGTATGTTATAGTATGTTTAAGATATGTTTAACATACCAGCAGTACCTATCAGTAGTACACCAGCTAACATGGCTATGAATTGTAAACCTATAA